GTTTCTTCTTAATAGTGAACTTACCATTATTGTTATTATTGGTATTATTAAAAAGCTAGAGGATGTTACCACATTTAAATTAACAATATTGAGGTCTTAGCTTATCGATGCGGACTTGCCAAGCTTTTTAATATTACACTCCTCTCTTTGTCATGATAGTCACAGCATTACGAGAGCCAATAGCTTTAACTTTTTCATATTTCTTGACTAACTTGACCGAGGATAGTTTGTATTATTAAATCCTAGACCGGAATCTGATGTTGAGATATTATCCAATCTAAGTGTTCCTCAATCCAACATTCTGATACTTATACAGTATGGCAGTTGCTTGTTATATCTTGCCAGTAGATTATAAAAATTGCATCATTAGAAGCTAACTAATTTAAACCACCTGGTTCTAAACAGGTTTTCTACTAACTAGATGGAATAACATAGTGTTGTACATTTTATTTACTACTGCTTTCTATAATCCACAAATATCGGACAATGTCAAAGGTTTTCTGACATATGAGGCATTATTTATCCTGTTAGATGAATTTCGGGCATATTTAGTAGGTCCATTCAAGCCAGCTTTGCCACTTCCATTTTTGAAATTCTTATTAGCTTTATAAGCAGCACTCCTCTTTTTCCAAGCACCTAATTTCTACTGCACTACGACACTAATTTATTAAATGGATTTCGTAGGATATTTTTTAGCTCTAAAGGGCAATGGATTTCCAGGCGCAGGTATATCTCCCTTTTTATCGAAAGTTATATTCATGACATTCTTAGATGGCTAGATCTTTTCATCTTAATGGTCTTGTTTAATCCTAATCTTCAAAGTGTCATTATTCTTAACTGATATGCTTTAATTAGTTTTAGATTTCAAACTCAACATCTTAGGGACTCTGATTTAAGTTAGCTGCATATTCCCTATCCTGGATCTAGTTTAAAGTGTCTAGAAGATGCTAATCAAATTCAATCTTTTGTCATTATGTATAGCACTAACAGCATGGTCAGATTGATTACTTTAGATTATTCGGATTGAGGTAGCTGCAGTCTTGTCAAAGATGCTAGTTATAGGTATCAGGTTCTAAAAACAGTCCAATCGATCATTGACCCAATTGCCCATTTTAGAATGTTATGCCACACCACAGAATTATCCATAATTTTTAAAAATTACAAAACATCTTAAGATGAAGTCATCTCTCATTCTAAAAGCCTACTGAAGAGGTCTCAATTAAAAATTTTTCAATTCTTCTCCCTAAAGCTTCATAAACCTAATATAGTCGGACATACTGATAACCTAACCAATGTTCAATAGACTGTTAAAGAAACAGCCTCCATCTATTGTAGGAGCCATCATCATCTAACCGATTTTAATCCAATTGTTATTCCTGCCACAAACGCTCCAATAGAAATTCTTATTTAACCTAGAAATTTTATTGTAGTAATCAGAGAGCTTGTTCAAAATGTCACCAGTAGCACTAAAGAATAACTTGTTTATTTGAACCATGACATCTTTACCATAGGTACCATCAGTTGATTTCTTCGAGTTCTTCTGCCTACCAGCTATAGTCCTAGGTTTAGGTAGAGAATCCATTAGCTCATTAAGAGATATGTTAACTTAAACATACTTCTCAATAGGCACTTCTCCAATAATGACCCCATCTTTAGTTCTAGTGCCGACTAGTTAAATAATGAAATTATTGTAGTTAGCTCTGTAGTTAAACTACAATTTTTACATCTTGCCAGTTAACTAATCATACAATATAACTAACATTGCAGCACCCAAAGTCTATAGAAGTTATAGATGGTTCGCACCCACTTTTGTCATAGTCTTATCCCTATAGACGCTAAGATATTATTCTTCTTTTTTCAGTATTCTCATTTTCAGATCCCGAATCTATCTTAATATACCATTTAACAAAGGGAATTGTATTGAGAGCTTGTTGTTGTATACTGAAAACATGCCATTTTCAATGGTCTTAGAAGATATAACAGGTATTACAAAATCGTATAGTTCTGTAAATGGGGAATATAATAGATCACTATTATGTATTCCGTTAATGCAATGTCTATCTCTTTTAACAAACCATGACGTTTCGCAAAATTGCTTCCAAACGTTGGAGGTGGCATAAGACTTAATCCTTTAAAGTTGATCACCAAGATCACTCTTGCTGCACGAAATGTGCTTTAAGAGCTTCTAAAGTAATTATTATTATGGCAGTTTTTATCTATACTTGATGTTTGGCATCTTGGTATATTTTTCGTTAATTGCAATACATGAATCGGATTTGTCAATAAGATTAGGTGCTGTGATAATCATAGATTTCTGTTAATCATCTCGTACAGGCAGCTTCGAAATCTTAGATACGTTTTTACTAAGTTAATTAGCATTTAAAACTGTATTACTCTTAGAAAGCCACGAATCATCTGAACACTATGCAAAATCGTCAACAACAGACTTTTTAGTATCACCACCTAATTTGATGTTAGCAAAAGATCCCAACATCTTGGTTTTCTATTTAACAGAAGTATTGTCTAATGCTGTAAAGTTATTAAAGTCAATAGAGCGATTTTTGATATTAATAGAAGAATTTTTATGGTCAGGTATAGCACTAATATCAAGTGAATCCAACTATTACCTCAAAATAGATTTCGGCAAATGGAAAGAAGCAGTATTTTGACTCATTGAAGGTGTCAATGATGTCCTTGAGTTACTACTCAATTAGAAAGCTCCAAATTGAGCAGATTTGGATTTATCATTGTAGAAGTTCCGTGTATCAAAGCTATCAATAACATCATTAGAAATCAAATTATAATGATCAGATTGAGTCTATT